CAGCAGGTTCTTTCTTCTCAGCCAAAGAATCTTTTAATTGATACCTTACGTGAGGTTTTTAGAAGAGATAATGTTTATACTTATCGTTCAGACCCTTATGGCTACCCTCTAACGCCGTCGCAAATTGGTTTGAATAATGATTCAACAGAAACAACGAAAATTTTAATTAGTGATCAATATCGTTATGAGATAAAGTTTTATCCCGGAATAACGATTAAAAACAATGGTGGTTCATATAAGCCCGTTTCTTTTAACCAAGAAGGAACAATTAAATATAGAAAAGATTTATTAGAAGATGAGTTTGGGGGAAGAAGAATTATTCACACCCCAACTCATCGTGTTTATGCTGGATTTTGGGAATTAAGTTTTGAAATCGCAATTTATAGCGAGAGTCATTCTGAGCTAGAAGAACTTGTTGATATTGTAAGTTTAATTCTTCAGCACACCCATTTTCATGATTTAAGAGCAGCGGGGTTGATCATTAAATCCTGTAATGTAAGCGCCGAATCTGCCGAGCCTTATGCCAATGATTATGTTTATAGTCAATCAATTACCATAAGCACTCTTTCCGAGTGGAGAGTTGAAATTCCAATAGATAATGTTATTGAAAAAATTGTATTTTATTTTGATAGCGTTATGACCCCATCTCCAGATCGAAAAGATGAATTAGAATCACAATTGGTTGATACAAAATATTCTGAATTGGTTCAGATGGCTGAAATTTCTTAATTTGTTTTGACTATGAATATTGAAAATTAACTTGGGTAGTAAAATTCAACTCTTTGGATTTGATAATAAAATTCTGCTACTAATTCGAAATAATTGAAGAGAAAGACTCATTCTTGGGGTCAGATTATCGGAGCGTTAAATATGGCTAACATTCCTGGCATTAGTGGATATACTCAACCTGGTGTTTTTGCGCGAGATCGTGTTGTTTCAACTGGCGTTTCTATTCCCGGTGGTGTTCGTATCGCTTGTATTATGGGTGAAGGATTAAAAGAAGAAGTTCTAGTTGAAGCAGCAAAAGGCAGCGGTCAAGATGGCGTAGCTGAATGCAGCCCAACCGGAGAAGCTTCTGGAAAATTCTTTAAAATTTCTGGCGCACCATTGGTCACAGGAAGAACAGAACTTTATTTAAACGGCGTTTTCCTAGCTGGTTATGAAGGTGCGATTAGCGAAACGGAAATGGAAGCTGGTTTTGATTTTCGTCTAGATCCCGCTACCGGATGCTTGGAGCTAAAAGGTGCGAGTTTAGTTGCTCAGAATTCCGTACCAGATTATTATTCAGCGTCTACTTCAAATACTGGTGATGGCGTAATTCAAGCCCTAGAGCTTGTTGATGTAAATGCACCAACCGAACGCTGGACTTTTAATTGCGTTTCCAATCGTGCAGGAATTGGCGGTTATGCAAAATTTACACTAACCGGTTCTGTATCCGGTCAAATTAAAGATTCTGCCGGTCGCCCAGTTTTATTCTCTTCTACAACTAATGATAGAGATGATGTTGAATCAAACGGCGTTCTTTCTTTTAGAATTGTAGAGTCAAGCGCTCTTGATACACAAGGTCTTCAACTAAAAGATTCTGTTATGGCGGCTTCAACGGGTGATATCGACCTAGCTACAGGTGGCGAGCTAACGATTGACGGTGTGGCGCTACTAGAAGGTCAGAGAGTTCTTGTAAAAAATCAAGATACCCCTTCTGAAAACGGCATCTATATTGTTCAAGCCGATTCTTGGACAAGAGCTTCTGATGCAAATTCTTCCGCAGAGCTTCTTGCTATGTATGCTTTTGTTGAAGAAGGCACATCAAATGGTGGAAAAACCTTTAAACTAGATACCGTTGCTCCAATTACTGTTGGCTCTACCTCTCTTGTTTTCTCTCAACTAACTGATACTTACGGATCTTCTCTTTTCGAAAGAGGCGACAAATTCTATGTTGATGTAGAGTCAAGAGTTTTAAAGCAAAATGATCGTCTCGTTGCTCGTTATATTTCTGAGGTTGATGTAAACGACCCAGAATTATTTACAAGCATGAAGGCTCTATCTGATAAGCACGGCGTACCAAGCGTTACAAACACTCTTTCTCTCGGCGCCCAAATGGCATTTGAGAATGGCGCTCCAGCCGTACTAGCCCTTCAGTGTAAGCCAGCTATCGCCCGTAGAATTTCAACAACTTTAATTGAAGAAAATTCCGGAATTGAAGTCGATTCGCCAGTTCTTTCTGACTGTCTAATCGATATTCCCGCTCCTTCCGGATTAAACAAAGGTCGTCCGGGAGCAGATACTCAGGTTAATTTCTTTATCGTTAGAGATGGTGAAGAAACCCAAATCTTCCCAAGCAAAGTAACCTTCTATGACTCTGGTTTAGACCAAGGGGCTTTTATTAGCGATCCAGATTATGATTATTCCTATACCGTAGTTGGCGAAGGTTCCCCTGCTCAAGTTCTTCTCCACGAAGAAGTTATTAAATCAATGCTAGCTTCTGACGGTCTAAGAATCTCTTATATAGATGAAACTGATGCTACATTCTTTGACTCTAACTGGTTTGAAGCGTTTGAAAAACTTGAAGCTTTTGATTGTCAAATGGTAGTACCTCTTCCAACTCAAAATAAATCAGCGATATTTAACGCAGCAGTTAAGCATTGCGAAACGATGTCAACGATTGCAATCCAAAAAGAAAGAATGGCTTTCTTTGGTGCAATGAGAGGCGTTACAGCAAATGCTCTTCTTGGTTTAGAACAAGTTGCGGTTGAAGATGTTGGAATTCTAGAAGGAATTCAGGGTGATGATCCAGAAGAAGTTACAAACCTAAACATTGAAGACTTGGTTAACATGAAGCTAAGCGATAATTACAATACAAATCGTGGCGTTTACATGTTCCCAGATGAAATCATTAGAAATGTTAATGGTTCAAATGTTCTTCTTGATGGTTTCTATATGGCTGCCGCTGCCGCTGGTTATCTTTCTGGATTGCAGAATGTTGCAGTACCTTTAACTTACAAGAGTCTTTCTGGATTCTCAATTGGCCGAAATAAAATTTTCAGACCAACTATTCTAAACTCTCTTGGCGCTGCGGGCGCTACGGTTGTTGAACCTGTAGCTGGTGGCGGTAGAGTTTTGGCGGGTAGAACTGTAAGTCAATCAGGTTTTGTGGAAGATGAAGAAATTTCTGTTATGTTCATCCGAGATCGTGTAAAACAAAATCTTCGTGACGCTCTTCGTGATTTTATTGGTCGCCAAGAAGATATGAATACAAAAGGCCTTATGAGTGCGAGAGCTATTTCTGTTCTATCTGCAATGATCTCTCAAGGTCTAATCTCGTCATTCTCTAATGTAAGAGTAGAAAAAGACAAAGTTGATCCAAGGCAGTACAACGTCTATCTACGCTTCTCTCCTGTTTACCCAATCAACTATGTATTCATCGATATTGAAGTCGGTGTATTCTAAAATTTCGGAGAATTAAATGCCTTCTTATCCAAATTCTGGCAGTATTCTTGATTCAAAAACAAGAACTGGTTTATCGACACAAATTATCATCATGGTTGATAATGAACCCGTTGGTGCGGTTCAAAGATTTTCAGCTAGCCAAAATCGTCCAACAAAAACAATTACTGAAATTGGAACAGATGGTGTAATTGAAATTGTGCCAAGTGGACCAACTTCTGTTAGCTTAACTCTTGAAAGAATCGTTTTTGATGGACTTTCCCTTCCAGAAGCTTTTTCACGTGGCTTTAGAAATATTGCCGCTCAAAGAATTTCGTTTGATATCGTTGTAATTGACCAATACACTGGAACCGGCGAAGATGCGGTAATTACAACTTATCATGGTTGCTGGTTTAAATCCATGGAACGTTCTTTCTCTGCGGGAGATTACGTTCTATCTGAAAATGCAAGCTGTGATTGTGAATACGTATCCACAGTTAGAGCCGGTGAAGCTGCAGCCCTCAGTCAAGGAATCGGTGGCGCAAGACAAATTCCTGGAATTAGAACCGATGAAGCAGAACTCGCTGCGGATTCCGGTCAACGTCGTGG